GATCTTCAGCGTCTTGGGTGTCTCCACCACAAAGGGCTGGTTGTTTCCGCCCATGCCGTAGGTGGCGTTGACCGTGGGGGCTGTCTCCAGCGGGCCGGTGTATCTGGTGTCCTGGCTATGGTTTTCATAAACCGCCGCCGGCACCGTACCGGTACGGAGAGTAGGCGAGGTCTCCTCCTCATACCCGATGCCCCTGGCCTGTGCGGAATGCTCGGTACAGAAACCGGCTGCCCCCATCACGCAGGGAGGATGCCCGTGGTTTTCTGCCCGGAGCGTTGCCGCAACGTCCTCCGTCACATCCATGCGGCTGCCGCCCTGGTCGTTTAAGCAGACGCAGCCTGACGCTCCAGCGCCTTCCGCAAAAGTTCCGGCAGTTCCTTGCCACGGGCGGAAGCCCTGCGGAGTATACCCAGACACGCCTTCGGACTCAAATAGTATTTTTCCGGCACTCCCGCCTGCAAAATCTGCGACAAGGTAGATACGTTTTCTGCGCTGGGGAACTCCCCAGTACTGCGCATCAAATACCCGCCATGCGAGACTGAAATCGTCTGCCATGATCTCCCCGGCGTTTGCCCATCTCTCAGGTCGAGGAGTATGAATTTCGTATCCTTTGACCGAGCAGACCTCTTCGAGGACGGACTGGAAGTCCGCGCCCTTGTTGGAACTGAACGCGCCAGGGACGTTCTCCCAGACGATATACCTCGGATATTTTCCATCGGTTGCACACCTCATTTCTTTTACAATCCGTATTGCCTCATAAAAGAGGTTACTCCGTGAGCCGCCAAGCCCGGCTCTTTTCCCGGCAATGCTCATATCCTGGCAGGGCGAGCCGAAGGTGATGATGTCCACCGGCTCTACCTCTGCGCCGTCCATCCGGGAGACATCGCCGTAATGCTTCATAAAAGGCAGCCGCTTTGTGGTCACCCGGATGGGGAACGGCTCAATCTCCGATGCCCAAACGGGGGTAATGCCGGAGAGCAAGCCGCCCAGGGGGAAGCCGCCGGAGCCGTCAAAGAGGCTGCCGAGGGTCAGTTTGTCATGGAGCATTGACAACACCCCCATCCCAGAAATCAAAAAATGCGCTGTTCTGCGAGAGTTCCGCATAACGCGCACATTTTCCAGCGACTTTTCTTTCAATCCAATCCGGTGCTTTTCCAGTATCGTTATATCTCCCATACTGTTCAAACATACAAAGCATTCCAATATTCCGCGCTTTTACTGCATCTTCAAAGGTATCAAAATAGCCAAGGTGTATCTCTTGCTGGCAGATTTTTATTCTTGCCCGGAATTTGCGCCTTGGCGGATAATAACTCACGCCACTGACACCGGAAGTATTATTTTTCTGCAGCGGCTGGTTCATCTGGTTCTGCTGATGTGTACAATAACGGATATTGCACCTGCGATTGTCAAATGTGTCCAGATTTATATGGTCTATTTCATAGCCCGGCCTGTGTTCAAACAGATAATCATGGAGGGTTCGTCCCTTACAGTCAATCACATAATATTGGCTGCCATTTCCTTTGCTGCCCAGATAAAATTTAACTGTACGAATCTTTTCGACCATATCGGCATCTATCACAAAAATCTGACCGCTTGCCAGTTCCCCATAGGCTACAAGGCCGTCTTCAGAAAACCGATATTTTACATTACTCATCTGCAATTACCTCCGCCATATCAAGTGCCTGTTCGTAGGTATGTTCCTTTCCATCCCGGATCAACAGCACACCATCCGCACTGTTGCCATGCTGGTTCATGTAACGCATAACTGCCACATCTACAAACTTTGGTTCCAGTTCCACCCCATAACAGATCCGCCCGATCTGGTCACAGGCAATCAGCGTGGATGCTGAACCCAGAAACCCATCCAGTACGATTCCATTTACCTGTGTGCTTTGCTGTATCAGATACGCAATGAGAGGAACAGGTTTACTGGAAGGATGACCATGTCCGTCCTCTTTTGAATTCTTGATTCCATCAAATTCAAAGACGGCTTTCTGTTTCTGGTCTCCATACCACTTGTGCTTTCCATCCTTTCTCCAGCCAAAGATGATCGGTTCCATGTTGAACTTCCAGTCTGTCCGCATCAGCGGAGCCCTGGGCTTTTTCCAGATGAGTCCGGCGCCGACCTTGAACCCGGCATCCTCAAAGGCGTCATAAAACACACGCGCTTTCATAGTGGCGTAAAATTCATAGATAGAAGCGTCAATGGCCATGGCATCTTTGAAGTTCGTAAATGCTTTCATGAGGAACTCGTAGGCCTGGGCATCCTCCAGATCGTCGTTTGCGATCCGCCCGGACTGGCTCTCCAGTTTAACAAAATACGGGGCGTCCGTGCAGACCAGGTTGACCTTCGTGTCTCTAAGAAGCAAACGGAACGTCTCCGGGTCTGTGGAATCCCCGCAGATGACGGTATGTTTTCCAAGCCTCCAGATGTCACCTGCTTTGGAAAAGCAGGGCTTCTCCAGTTCCGCTTCCACATCGAAGTCATCTTCCTTCGCCTCATCATCTGTACCAAACAGGTCTGCCAGTTCCTTTTCATCAAAACCGGTCAGCAGGGGATCAAAGTCCATACCCTGCAAGGACTCAATCTCCACCCGCAGAAGTTCCTCATCCCATCCGGCATCCATCGCCATGCGGTTGTCCGCAATGATATAGGCTTTCTTCTGCGCTTCCGTCATTTCATCCACAAAAACGCACGGAACTTCTTTGTATCCTTCTGCCTTTGCGCCGATAAGACGTCCGTGTCCTGCCAGAACGTTGTAATCTCTATCAACAATAATCGGATTTACAAATCCAAACTCCCGTAAAGAAGCCCGAAGCTTGTTTATCTGCTCCGGGCTGTGTGTCCTTGCATTATTGATATATGGGACAAGCCGATTAATATCAACCAACTGGAATTCTGTAATTGTTTTATGTTCCATGCTGCACCTCCTTCGGCAGAATTGTACGGATTCTTTGGACGATTTTTGAAATAGTCGAATGTGAAACATTATTTATCCGCCCTAATTCGCACATAGACATTCCGAAATGCTCATACAGAATATATAATGTGAGCCAGTCTGCTAACGGTATGGCTAATTCATGTTTGGCGGCATGCGGATCAAACAATCCCGTACTAATCGCATGAGCATTATTTTCAGCAACTGTACACCATTCGAGATTTGAGAGGGCATTATTCTGTTTGTTGCCATCTTTATGGTTTACTACAAGATTTTGCCTTTCTCCAATCCACGCATTTAGCATCATTCTATGTGCCTTAAGATGTTTTTTGATTCCATCTATCGTGATGCGATACGTAACATAGCCATACTTATCGATTGATCCGTTTAGTTTCATTATCCTGTATTTTTCAACTAAATTTCCTGCCTTGGAATACTGTCTGTGACAAATTGAATAGAAGTTCCCGTAGCGATCACAAACATAACAATCGTTCTCTGGGCAAAAATGATAATCATCCACACCGAGAGTCTTCATCTGTTCATCAACCCAAATTAATGCTCCTTCCGAATGAGATGTAGTTTTCATCGCACCAGCCCCCATTCCGCAAATTTCTCAAAACCGCCAAGGCTCCGGATGTATCTCCGGGCAGTCTCCACGATCTCAGCGTAGGGAACACCGTCCACTGTATCATCCCCGATGGCGCAGCACAGTTCCACTGGCTTTCCGGTTTCCTGCGCTTTGAGCCAAGCGTAGATGTTCACAGACACATCCGCTTTGGAGAGGTCTTTCCCATGAAGCCCGCCGCCCGTCACGGAATCGGCCATGTCGCTGCCCAGCTTCCGGTTGGCCGCGCCGGAGTCCACATCCGTGCCACCGGTCCAGTCTCCCAGGGGATTGACCTCGGCGGAAGGATATAACCTTTTTAGTTCTTCCGTAGGCGCATTGCTCTGGCAGAGGATCAGCCTTGCTTCATCAATGATGTACTTCCCATCCGAAGGGTAAGTGTGATACACACTTTTTGCAATCTCGCAGAGTGCTTTCTGCTCCTCCGTGACCGGCACCCCTTTGAAGATGCCATTGTCGCCGCAGCGGATTCCTTCTGCCTGGTTATTGGCAAGGCGTCCGTCCTGCGGAACTTCCACATAATCCGTGTGCAAGTTTCCGCCGATGCGATTCACGATGGCGTCCACCTCATCCAGCGGGATGTGTACCGAACTCTCCGCAATGATGTGGCAGACACCGTGGCCGATGAGGACTTCCACGGCGATCCTGGGATTTTCCTCTTTTCTGTACGCCGCATCCACCAGTGCGCCGGCAATACGGTCCGCCACCTTATCCGGGTGGCACGGATTTACTTTCTCAAACATGGCTTTACCCCTTCCTTGCCCGGAGCAATCGCTCCATCAGATCATCCTGGGGAGAAACCTCCCCGTAATCGGTGCTGCAGTTTTCTTTCACGATCTGGAAGATTTCGTTCCAGAGCCGCACCGCCTGGTTCATATAGTTGATGCCGATATTGATGAACGGAGACGGGATTGGCTTCTGGGTGGTCGGGTGCTTGGATAGGAAGCCCATACGGTTAGTCATCTCCTCGCACTGAATCCAGCGGGCGGAGCACATAGCATACCGTTCTAATAGCTGGGGAGACACTTTCGCCGCACAGCCCACCTTTTTCAGCCACTCCCAGGTTTCCGTGTAGATCTCCTCCGCCTGGAGCGTACTCCCATCACGCTGCTCTGCGGAGAGGAACTCATGGGGCTTTGGCATATCGACACCCTCGACTTCGGGAATGTCCAGCACTTCCAGCTTCCGTCCGCCCGGATTGCCGTTCTCGGCTTTCTCCTTGACCGCAGACTTTTTCCTTCCCGCACCGGGTCTCGCACCGCCGCGCCCGCCTGTGTTATTGGATTTTGTCGGCATTTTCTCACCCCTTTCCTCGAAAAAATAAGCAGCCGTAGCCGGCCGCCCTTAATTACCCTTTTGATTTCGCCTTTTTCGCACGCGAGACCCCGCGCCCGTTCCCACGGGACAGAGCCGTAGAGATTTTGACCGCCCCTGGGGCCTTTAGTGATTGTGCCAGCGATCCCCACGTTCTGCATGGATTTTCGCATGGCAAGATGAACATAAGGACATCAGATTCTTTTCGCTGTGATCACCGCCCTCTGCCAGAGGCTTGATATGATGCACCTGCTCCGCCTTCACGAGTCTGCCCTCCTTCTGACACCGCTCACAAAGCGGGTGTGCATTCATGTACCGGTCACGGATGCGTTTCCATGCCCGGCCGTACCTGCGCTTGGCTGCCGGGTCCCGGCCGTACTTTTCGTAACGCTGGTTCTCCAGTTTCTCATGTTCCTCACAGAACCTGCCGTCCGTCAGCCTGGGACAGCCGGGGTAGGAACACGGCCGTTTTGGTTTCCTTGGCATCAGCCCACCTCCTCCGGGCATAAAGAAAGCCCCACAGGATCGCTCCCATGA